TTTGTACCATGGAAGAATGAAGGCAAACCTTGTGGAGCATAGTTAATGCTTACATCTTTGACCATACATGTGTTGAACTTGATAAGATCACGAATTTCTGATGGTACAAATTCAATATCAACAAGAGGTGGATATTGAAGAACTGGAGTGCCAAGTTTACTAAAAGCAGGCAAACAATTTTGCTTAAACAGGTCGATCATACTTCTTAATGATCGACTTTCTTCGGCATTTCTTGGTGTAAACGTCCATTGGAAGCTGTGATTTCTCAGTTCAACACCTTCAAAGATTGCTTGCATATGAGGGTTTGGAATAGCACCAGCAAGCTGACCTAAGATTTCTCCACCTTGACTCGAAAGTTCTCCAATTTTAGTTACAGCTGCGTTGTATAGTAGAGCATCTAGCTGTGAATTTGCTCGTGCACCATTTCCACCGGCAGCTGTAAATCCAATGTCAGCCAGTCCTCCTGCAAATCCTTGTGCACTTGACTTTACATTGATTCCAAATTGCTCTTTAATTTCTCTTGGAATAGGAAGAGCAAACGTATCATATGGAACCAACTCAGCATTATAATGAGGATTCGGTCTTTTATATTGCTTAAATCTCATAAGCATATAATATTCACCAAGTCTCTCTGGAAACTGATAGAATTTCTCTCTGTTCCCTGGGCCGGCCGTTGAAATATTTCTGTTGGCGTCAGCAGCAGTTTCACCGCCAGTTTTAGCGGTCATGTTCTCGACAATATAACGAGGAGCTAGACGGTTTTGCTCTGCCTTTGAATCTTTAAAGAAATCGTCTTCAGCTCCACTTATTTTAGAATCATTAAATCGAGAAACAAAATTAGATACACCAGATGAAGACAATCCGATTTTGCTTAAACCTTTGCCGATCAGATCTTCTACAGTGTTTTCTAGCTTCTGTTCAAGCTTATTCACAGCATCATCAAAAAGACGATTAGCAATGCCACCACCATTTTTTTTAAAACTTTTGATATTTAGATCGATAAGTGCCATGGTTCTCTTCTTTGAAAGTTCTCTCTTTATTTATAAATAGCTCCATGGCGTATAAAGGCTTTTTCAAACCATTGAACCCTTCAAAATACAAAGGTGATCCCACGAACATTGTTTATCGTTCGAGATGGGAACTCGTTTACATGTCTCGATTAGACAAAGACCCGAACATTGTAGAGTGGTCCAGTGAAGAGCATGTAATACCATATCGTTCTCCGATCGATAATCGAATGCATCGATACTTTGTAGACTTCTATATTAAGAAGAAGATGCCGAATGGTAAGATCAAATGTGCTCTCATCGAGATCAAACCAAAGAGCCAGACAGTCCCGCCAAAAGTAATAAATAAACCAAATAAACGTTATATCAACGAAGTGATGACGTGGGGCGTAAATGAAGCCAAGTGGAAAGCAGCCACAGAGTTCTGTAAAGATCGTGGCTGGGATTTCGAAATATTAACAGAAGATCATTTGGGGCTTAAATTCTAGTGGCAACTATATTTGATACAATCATTACTCAGGGTGTTCGTTCTGGACAGATTCCAGCGCGTACTCAGGGAGCACGTGATTGGTTTCGTGAGACTGCTGGTAAAATGAGAACAGTGAATGAACGATCGATGATGAAAGGCGACACATCTCGTCTCACAAATCGTCCGATTGTTGGCTCTATGTACATGTTCAACTATGATCCGAAGTACAAAGAAGAGCTTCCGTATTACGATAGGTTTCCTCTGGTCTTTCCATTTCGCAAAGTTCCTGGTGGATTCTATGGAATCAATCTTCACTATCTTCCACCACAACTCAGAGCAAAATTAATGGATGCTCTGTATGATTATGCCAACAACACTCGCTACGACGAGTCGACAAAGATTAAACTCAATTATCAGCTTCTTACAAGCATTTCAAAGATGAGATTCTTCTCTCCTTGTGTGAAGCACTATCTAGATGAGCATGTACGTTCTCGCTTTATGTATGTGTATCCTTCCGAATGGGACATTGCTCTCTTCTTACCAACAGAACGTTTCGCCAAGAAGTCGAAGACACAGGTCTGGAACGATTCAAAGAGAATGTTAGGGATTAGAAAGTAATGGGTATTTTTGCAGATGCATGGAACTGGTGGGTAACCGGCGGCGGTGCAAATCCAAACGCCACCGGTCAAATTAGCACTGGTGAAGAGCAACAACCCGTAAATCGTGAATCGCCGGTACCTTTGGCTGGAGATCCACTTGCTCAAACCGGTGGACGCACCGGAAGATCTGGACGAGGTGGTAATGTAAGAGCCGCTCCAGCTCCTACTCGATTTGCAAATACTTCGACTCCGAACCAAGAGCAAGAACCGATCGGAAACAGAGCACTTACATTTTCTAATTCTCCATCAAATGTAAATGTGTCTACACCTTCTAGATCGTTTACAATTAGTAACTTTAGATCTGAAATTGAAAGCGGAAGTGTTCTTCCTTCTCACAGCTATCTAGTTACATTTTCACCATTTAGAACTAGTCCGACAACAGCTCCACTAAATCAAATGTTGTCTGCTTATCGTGATCCTCTTACACTTCGTTGTGAGAATGTTGTATTGCCTACTATTCAACTTCTAGAAGAAGAGAATATCCGTAGATACGGCTATGGTCCTGTTGAAAAGATTCCATACGGAGTTCAGTTCGGCGATCTAACTCTCACATGGATAATTGATCGATATTCAGAAATTCCAGACTTTTTTCATCAATGGATGAATTCCATCGTAACATATGAAGCCAAAGGCGCTTTGATGAGAGAAGGAATAAGTACTCGTCCAGGATTAAATTCTAGAGGAGCTTACGAAGTAGGATTTAAAGACGATTATACATGTCCTGTTCTAACAGTTAACGTTTATAATCAGCAGCTAATTGCGGTTGCAGACTATGTCATGTATGATGTTTTTCCAATGAATATTCAGTCTGCAAATCTTTCTTGGGCAGATGAAAATCAGTATCAAAAGTTCACTGTTACTTTTGCCTTTACAGACATGGAAACACGTGCTCCAGTAAAAGGATACAGAGAAGCAATTGACGCATTTGAAACTGGCCAAATAAATCCATACGAAGAAAAAGAACAATCTACAAATAAGGGTAGAGACGCAGTAAGAGATAATATTCAGTCTGAGTCAGATCCTCGTCTGACTGTTCTTGCATCGAGTTCTTTCAATGGAGTTACTCAGCCTCCTGCATCAACCTCTCCCGCAAAACCAACTCCGGCTGGCCCAGGTGCCGAAAAGAAAAATACGCTCGGGCAACCATCTACAATTGCTTAATATTATGGAGAATACATAATGCCATTACCAAAAATCGATCAACCTCTATTTGATGTTGTGATTCCTTCAACACAGCAAAAGGTTGTGTTTAGACCTTTCCTTGTAAAAGAAGAAAAGATTCTTTTAATTGCTCAACAGAGTGGAAACGATACTGAAATCATTCGAGCAATTAAGCAGATTCTTGTTAACTGTCTTCAAGATTCTATTGATGTAGATTCACTAGCAGTTTTTGATCTTGAATATTTGTTTCTTAAGCTTCGCGCGAAATCAGTAAACAACGTTGTAAAGCTTTCTTATCGCGATACTGAAGATGATACCATCTATGATTTTGAAGTAAATCTTGATGAAATCGAAGTTCAACTGCCGAAAGTTATCAATTCTAAGATTGAAATCAATAAGAACGTTGGCATGATGATGAAGTATCCAACTGCAGATATTACAGATAAAATGGGTCAATTTGAAACTGAAGTCGATCTTATGACTTTCTTTATTATTAACTGCATTGATACCATTTATGATGAAGACAATGTGTATGCAGCGAGTGACTATTCTGAACAAGAAATCACAGAGTTTCTTGATAGCTTAGATGTAGGCACGTTTGATAAGATCCGTAAGTTCTTTGAGAACATTCCAAAGCTCTATCATAAGATTGAGTACAAGAATTCTCTAGGAAGTAAGAGGGAAATTGAGTTAACAAATCTCAAAGATTTTTTTATGTGGGGCTGAGTCATACGAGTCTCACTCGATATTATTCGATGGTGTTTTCGTTAGCTCAGCATCATAAATATTCTATTACAGAGATTGAAAACTTGATTCCATATGAACGAGATCTTTATGTTGATATGCTAATGGAATATTTGGAAGAACAGAAAGTACAGATAGAAAGTAGAAGTCGCTAATGGCAAGAGGAAGAGTACTCGGTCGTCTAAGTAGAAAGGTTGCGTTGTCAGCAGCAGGAGACGTGCTAGAGTCTGGCTTTAATGCTGTGAAAGGACTGGCTGGTTCTATTGCTGGTGCTGCTAGAGGTTTATCGAGTCTTGGAGATCAGCAAGAACAACCAGTACAGCAGAACAAAACTACTAATGTAATTTATGCAAACTTCGGCATGGCAGGAACTGCTGGTAAGCAGCGCGTTGCTGGAGGCGGAACTTTACCACCGCCAAAAGCGGTGAAAGCTTCTGGTGTGAATCAGAACATGCCAACTGATAAGCTATTAAATGTAGCAATTAAACAACTAACTTCTATTAATAGCACACTTAAGAAACAACTCGAATTTGATAAGAAAGTTTATGATCAGGCTGTTGCTGCTGAAAGAGAATCAGCAATTGAAAGCCCGACTAATCCATTCGGTAACATTAAAGACAGACTGTCTGGTTTAGTTGATACTGAAGGGGCCGCAGGTAGAGCAAAAGGTTTATTTAGTAGTAAAGCTTTATTAGCTGGTCTTGGAATCTTAGGTGCAGGATCTCTTATTCTTGGATCGCTAGACGATACTGAATTTGATAAACTTACTCAAAACATTGAACAGTTTAAGACAGACTACAAGTGGCTATTTGATTTAAGTGCTTCCATTGGTGGAGGTCTTGTATCCGGTGGCTTCATGGGCTATATTCTTGGAGGTATAAAAGGCATACTTCCAGGAATGGTAATTGGTGCAGTCTCTGATTATTTTGGAGTTGAAAATACTGGCGCAGCAGTAATGGGTGGATATGCTGCTTATAGAATTGGTAAAACTGGATTTGACATCTATAAGAGAACTCAAAGAATTCGTCAGATTCGCTCTGCTCCTCGAGCCGCTCCTTCTTTAAGAGGATCTGGATTTAGAGATCCAAGAACTGGAAGAGCTGTTTCAAGAGCAGCGGTAAGAGAAGGTGGAGGTTGGTTATCTGGTCCGGTCGGTAGAAGATTCGTAGCGTTTCTTTCAAGAAGATTTGGTCAAACTTATATCGCAAAGAAGATTATGCCACTTCTTGCGAGAGTGTTCGTAGGTTTAGCAATAACTGCAACTGGAATCGGAGCCATTCCTGGCATTCTCTGGACTCTATTAAATGTTGGTCTTGCTCTATGGACAGTTTATGATTTGCTTGATGCCTGGTGGGATTTCCAGGAAGAAGAAGAACTTAGAAAAGACGCAGAAGCAGTTTCAGGTTCTCCACCAGAATCTGATACAACAAGAGAAGCTGGTGCTGCTGCCGCTCCAGCACTAGAT